TCTTGCTACACCTACCAATGCTTCAGACGCTGCTACCAAAGGTTATGTAGATACTGCTGACGCTTTGAAGCTAAATCTGTCTGGTGGCACTATGTCTGGTGCTATCGCTATGGGTACAAACAAGATTACAGGTCTTGGTACTCCTACGGCTGATGCTGATGCAGTAACCAAGTCTTATGTAGACGCTATTGCCCAAGGTATTGATGCTAAAGCCTCTGTGGTTGCTGCTTCTACTGCTAACCTTACGTTATCTGGCGCACAGACCATAGACGGAGTTTCTGTTATTGCAGGTGACCGAGTATTAGTTAAAGACCAGACTACTGCCTCTGCTAATGGTATCTACTTATGTGCATCTGGTTCATGGACTAGAACAACAGATGCTGATACATACGCTGAATTGGTAGCTGCTTACACCTTTGTTGAGGGCGGTACAGTAAACGCTAATAACGGCTTTATCTGTACTATTCCAACAAGCGGTACTTTAGGTAGCACATCGATTACCTTTGCTCAATTCTCAGGTGCAGGTCAGGTTATCGCTGGCGCAGGTCTTACAAAGACAGGCAACACCCTAGACGTAGGAACAGCGTCTTCTAGCCGTATTGTTGTCAATTCGGACAACATCGATTTGGCTACAACTGCTGTTACTGCTGGCACATACAAGTCTGTTACGGCTGATGCTTATGGACGTATCACAGCAGGTACTAATCCCACTACCATCTCTGGTTTCGGTATCACAGATGCTTACACAAAGACTGAAGTTGATACTTCTCTGAGTGGTAAGTTATCGACTACTGGTGGCACGATGTCGGGTGCTATTGCGATGGGTACGTCTAAAATTACTGGATTGGGTGACCCTACCAATAACCAAGACGCTGCCACTAAGACTTATGTTGATGGCATCTTAGGTAGTGCAACATCTGCTGCGACAAGTGCTGCTGCTGCTGCGACTTCTGCCTCTAACGCTTCAACGAGTGCATCCAATGCCTCTACAAGCGCAGGAAACGCATCTACAAGCGCAACGGCTGCTGCTGCTAGTGCTACCAGTGCTTCTAACACTTATGACCAGTTTGATGACCGATATTTAGGTTCTAAGAGTTCCGCACCATCTGTAGATAACGATGGTAACGCTTTGCTCACAGGTGCTTTGTACTGGAACACATCCACTAATAACTTGTTCGTGTGGACAGGTTCAACATGGGCTAATGCAGCGTTCACAGCAGGTTCTTTTGCTACTTTGACAGGCGTTGAAACCCTGACAAACAAAACAATCACCTTTGCTGACAATACGCTAACCAATGTTGCAAGCCTTAACACAGCACAGACATTCACGGCTACTAAGACTTTCTCAGGTTCATCATCAGCTACTGCCATTGTCTTAAACGATGCGGCTGAAGTGGCAACTGTTTCAGCTACTGCGGCTACTGGAACGATTGCTTACGACATTACCACTCAGTCTGTTTTGTATTACACAAGCAATGCAAGTGCTAACTGGACAGTTAACTTCAGAGCCTCTAGCGGTACTTCACTAGACACTTTAATGAGTACAGGTCAGTCAATGACTGTGGCTTTCTTGGTTACTCAAGGCTCTACGGCTTACTATAACTCTGCTGTGCAAGTGGATGGCACTACATCTGGTGTAACTACACGTTGGTTAGGTGGTGCGCCTACTGCGGGAAATGCTAGTGGAATAGACAGTTACAGATTTCTTTTACTGAAAACTGGAAGTGCTACGTTCACTATCCTTGCCTCAGTTACACAGTTCAAAGCCTAATGAACACTGCTTACGTTTACACGCTTACTGACCCTAGAAATGGGATGCCCTTTTACGTTGGTAAGGGGCATGGAAAGCGTTGCGAGTTTCATTTGGATGAGGCTAAGTATTACACCAAGCGCAAGTCAAAGAAGTTAAATAAGATTCGTAAACTTATGTCACTTGGTATGAAGCCAATCATTACCAAAGTTGAAGAAAATGTTTCAGATGCACAGGCTATTGATTTTGAATGCTTTTTAATTGCTGAAATGCGTGATATTGGAATACCATTGACCAACATGACAGATGGTGGTGATGGTGCTCAAGGTTACAAGCATACTGAAGAAAATAAACGCCTTGCTTCTGAGCGTCAAAAGAATCGTGTTATGACAGAAGAACACAAGCAGAAGATGCGTAAACCTAAGTCAGAAGAAGGTAGGGCTAATATTGCCAAAGCTAGATTGACTACAACTTATAGACCATCTGAAGAAACAAAGCGTAAGACTTCTGAGGCATTGTTAGGTCGTGCAAGTCCAATGAAAGGACGCAAACAATCTGATGAAGCAAAAGCTAAAATGAGTGCATGGCGAAAGGGAAGAACAAAGCCCAAAGTTGAGTGCATTCACTGTAACCAATTAGTCGCTGTCAACACTGCAAAGCGTTGGCATTTTGACAACTGCAAAAGCAAGGAATAAAGATGCCTTTACAAGCTACCAGTGGAGCCGCCTCGTATGACGCTTTCGGAGGAGGAGTGCCTGTTGAACCAGTATATATAGAACAAATTTTCAGCACATGGCTTTATACAGGAAACGGCTCTACACAGACTATTACCAACGGCATTGATTTATCTACCAAGGGTGGATTAGTTTGGGCAAAACCAAGAGATGTAGTTGCAAATAATACTTTGTATGACACTGCAAGAGGTGTTTCAAAAGCACTTATTTCAAATACAACAGCTTCAGAACAAAATTATTCTGGCAATGGAGTTACCAGTTTTAATACTAATGGTTTTGCTGTAACGGATTCTGGGCCATATGCGATAAATGACACAGGAAGCACGTACGTCACATGGACATTCCGCAAGCAACCAAAGTTCTTTGATGTTGTAACTTATACGGGTAGCGGAAGCGTAAGAACTGTTGCTCACAATCTTGGCTCTACGCCTGCTTGCATGATTATTAAACAGACAAGTGCTTCTGGTGAGCATTGGGGTGTTTATCATAGGTCTTTAGGTGCGACAAAACGAATGTATTTAAGTTTAACTTCTGCTGAAGCTACTAATGTATCCTTTTGGAATGATACAGAGCCAACAAGTACTGAGTTTACTGTAGGCACGGAAGCTACTGTAAATGGTGATACTAAATCATACGTAGCCTACCTATTCGCCCATAACGCAGGAGGCTTTGGCCTAACTGGTACAGACAATGTGATTTCGTGTGGGTCGTTTACTGCTGATGGTGATGGCAATGCGACTGTAAACCTAGGTTATGAACCACAGTGGGTAATGATGAAGGCAACAAACACCACTGGTTCATGGTTTATGAATGACAATATGAGAGGGATGCCCGCCACCTCAAACGCAAGCCAACTATTTGCAAATTTGACGCAAGCAGAAAACACAAACCTTGCTGGCGCAAGAACAAACTCAACGGGATTTAACGGAGTTGGGCTTGGCCCAAACACCTACATCTACATAGCAATTCGCAGAGGCCCAATGAAAGTGCCTACAAGTGGGACTAGTGTGTTCTTGCCTTATGCCCAAGCAGGAACTGGCTCATTTGCTGTGGGTTTTCCTACAGATTTGTCAATAATGGCAAAAAGGGCAGGGCAAGCATTAAACTCAACTGTTGGTGACAGGCTACGTGGCAAAACTCCATTCTTATCTACATCATCTACTGCGGCAGAAGATGTTGGTATAGATTGGCTGTTTGATAAGCAGAATAGTTTTCAGTCTACTTGGACTGCGGATACTGTTAACTGGAACTTCAGACGTGCCCCTAGCTTCTTTGATGTGGTTTGCTATACAGGAGATGGGTCTGCCACAAGAGCAATTTCACATAACTTAACTGTAACCCCAGAGTTGATGATTGCTATAGTTAGAAATGACGCTTCTCTTAGGTCTGTCTACCATAAATTATTATCTTCTGGAAATGGTTTAAATTTAAACTCAAATGCAGCAACAACTGGAAACGAAGCTGGTTTTGGAACACCAAGCAGTTCAATATTTACAGTAACAACAAGCGGCTCAAATTTAAATTATAGCTCCTACAACTATGTAGCCTACCTCTTTGCAACCTGCGCTGGTGTTTCCAAAGTAGGTTCATACACAGGCACGGCAACAACACTTCAAATTGATTGTGGATTCACAGGCGGGGCTAGGTTTGTTCTAATCAAGCGTACAGATTCAACTGGTGACTGGTATGTATGGGATACAGCACGAGGCATTGTGTCAGGTAATGACCCTTACTTGCTCTTAAATAGTACAGCCGCTGAAGTCACAAGTACAGACTACATTGACACCTATAACGCAGGGTTTGAGATTAGTTCAACTGCGCCAGCCGCTATCAATGCCTCTGGTGGCACATTCATCTTCTTGGCTATCGCATAAGGAACATCATGCAAATACGAACAAATGACGGGCAAGTAATGTACGAAGCAGAATTTCGTGCATATACAAAAGCCAATGGTGGCCCATCATGGGACATAACAACAACTGAAGTCTTAACTGCTTTGGGTGCTGATGTAGTCTTTGAAGGCGCACAAGCAACTGGCGGTACTGTTTACCAATACTCTCAAGCCTCTGGTGTTGAGCAAGTAGATGGTAAGTGGTACACCAAATATATCCTTGGCCCTGTGTTTACAGATACTACTGTCGAGGGCGTAACAACCACAGCCCTTGAGCATGAGACTGCTTACAAGGCTTCTAAAGATGCTGAACAGGCTAAGAGTGTTCGTGCTTCAAGAGATGAGAAACTAAAAGACTGTGATTGGACACAAGTAGCAGATGCTCCTGTTGACAAAGCAGTATGGGCTACCTATCGTCAAGCCTTGCGTGATGTCACTACGCAGACAGGTTTCCCTTGGACTATTACTTGGCCTGATGCACCATGACAGATGTAAGCCATGAGCAAATCTATGAGCGTCTACTAGCTGTTGAAGCAAAGGTAGATGAGATAGATAAGAACACTAAAGACTTGGTAGAAGCTATTGACGCTGCCAAGGGTGCTGTAAAGGTTCTTAACTGGATAGCATCTATTGCTCAA